TCTCTACCCAGCGTTGCTGCTTTGTTGCGCTTGTTAATTTTGGGTCTCTACCATAAATCGAGTGCAATTGTAGATGATGTTTATGGCACAATGTAACAGTATGTTCGTAAAGTTCAGCCCAATGCTGTTCTATAAAGTCTTCTCTAAATGAAAGTATATTCTCAGGAAGAAATTTATTCTTTTTCACCCAATCATGTACTAACGGACTTAGACTGTAAAAATGGTGAAAATCAAGTTGTTCCGAAGAACCGCAAATATAGCACTCAGTGCCTTTTTCATACTTGTTTTTTGCTTTATCTCTTATGTATTTTACGATGTCTCTTTTTAGGTCCATTTCGATTACCAGTAATTTTAGTATAAATAAGATATGTTGTCAACAACTATTTTTGAAGAGGTCTCTTCTAAAAGCCTGTCATTGAGGTTTCAAAAGAGTATAATGCGTAGCGGATAGCATCCGCCATATGAGATGCTCTATTGTGTTTTGGCTTTTCTTTCATCAAATTTGGATTTGGATCCCATTGATACTGGTCAAGAGATAGTAATACTTCTTGGCACTTTTGATCAACCATGAGCCGGTTATTATCTACAACACCAGCTACGTGACCGATACCATCAAGAAGTGATTTCTTTGCGTTTACAGTACTAATATCATAATTTTGTGCAAAATCAAATCGTGTTTGCTGTGCTGCAGAATCTATATAAATATAGTCCAGATCCCACTTGTCAATCATTTTTCGTATTTCTGCTGCGTGTTGTTCTGTTGTTTTTTCTGAATCAAAGTATTCATCCAGTACAAAAAACCTCTCTTCGTCCCAGGAGTAGGCAATTACACAAAAGGCTGTCGGATCACGATATCCAACATCAAGTCCGGCGAATACGTCCATACCTGTGGTGTCGATATCTTGGAACGATCCCGTACAACCTTCGTAGTCGAAGTCCCAGACCTGACCTTCATAAGTATTGAAGTCAGCTTCATACTCTTGTCGAAACTCAGCCTCGGACATACTTTTTCTAGCTTCCTGAATATCTGTTTCAGACATTCTAGGATTATCTTTATAAGTCGCACGAATAGAGCACCATTCCGGAAACTCGTCATTGAAACCCCTATCAAAAAACTCGGAGAACCAGTTGTTGCGTCCTCGCGGTGTGGAAATAAACAATGCTTTAGAATTATCTTTATCAAGTGTCGGACGAAGTGCAACATTAAAAGCATCTCTGCCATCTGCAAGTGCTGCTTCGTCGAAAATAATGAGATCGTAGGAGCGACCAACACAAGAATCTACTTGATTCACGGAACCCATGCGAATAGTAGATCCATTAGATAATTCAATAACTTTATCTTTTGCGTTGTCTTTTAAAACTTCTAAGTCAAAGTGTTTAATTAGATTTCTCTGTAGGTCAAAAGAAATCTGTGAGAGCGCATAGTTCGGGGACATAATGAGAATGTTTGAACTTGGTACTAGAGATACAAGTTGACCTATAATATTAGCAATGTAGGTCTTCCCCTGCCTACGAGATATAGCCGCGCAAACAAACCGATACTTCGGGCTGTTTGTCCCATTTATTATTGCTACCTGGGAAGGTAAGGCAGTAATATTTAACAATTCCAAATAAGGCTCAACTGGTAGTTTGAGAAACTTATCTGCTTCGGAATAATCTAAGAAATAGTCTGATACGATATCAGCACGGCTTATCTGAATTGCCATAATTAGTCCTGTGGCATTGATCTAGTTTTACTGTACTTTCTACAGTATTCAAATTCGGTTAGGTTCTCTTCCTCTTGTTTTTGCCGAAGACTTTTCTTCTGCTCCTCGATTAGGTCAAGAATCTTTCTTCCATTCTTGTTGCTTTGCATAGTACCATCCTTGTAATAACTTTACTGCAACAACATTCCACCAAAACCACTGGTCGTGAAACTCGTAGCCTCGGTCTTCTAGGTATTTCTTTGAACACCATCTCTTCTGAATGTTGTCCAAGTATTCCCCATTATATCGAAGAACTGCATGTCCTCCGCCCCTTATCGTGCAAAAGCATATTTTTGACTTACCAAAGGCAAGACTGAAAAACATCTTTAAATAACTTTTTCCGCATACATTCCACAGATAGGTTAAAGAATAATCTTCACAGTCTCCATGATAAGGAACATGCTTCATCACATACCAAGCGTCTCTTTTTCCATACTCGTTCTTATCGTACTTGTACTCGAAGTGCTCGTTTAAGTATTCTAAAAATAAAGGATCTTTCATTATTTTCTACTCATCCAGGCAGAGACACCCATATAAGCGCCAACTACACCTGCTTGGGCAATATAAAAAAGCCCTAGTAAATCAGCTAACGCTGCCACACGACTCTCGGAAACAAAAGGAGTAAAAAGTGCTCCACTGAACACTATCATTGATCCCATCGCTACCCAGGCCATTCTTTTTTGAGCTTCAGACTTTTCTTCTCGAAGCTCGATCTCAAGCATATCTTGAGACCTTTTAATTTCATCATCGGACACAGTACCATCACCATCTAAGTCAAATTCGTTATAATGTGAATCTTTTTGTAGTCTTTTTACCACTTCACTTTGTCCGCCCAGTAAGCTGCTGACATTTTGCCTTTTGCAATGTTTTTTGCGTGGCGTGCTTTAAAGGATGCACGCTTTCGCTTCATTGCTTCGCTCTCACCGGCTTTTGGTTTGCCAGCAGTTTTTGCTCCCTGCTGACCAAACCGAATTGTCTTTACTTTATCACCAACCTTTGCCACTACAATGTGTGATTTTTTAGGATGGCCAGGAGTTCTTCTAGGTTTGTTGAATCCAGCGACTTTTGCTCTTGCAAGTCGGGGATCTTTTTTCCTAGTTCTTCTTTTTCTTGCCGCCACGTTTCTTTCCTTTGTACCCACTTGCGTAGGCAGCCCGAGCCTGTTTCATGGCATCCGATTTTTTCTTGTAAGTCTTTCCAGACTTGCCCCACTTATAGCCGCCTTTTACTTTTCTTACGGGCACGTTTCTTCTTCTTCTTCTTTCGTCTAACTTGTCTTGTTAGACCTGGAGTATTTGCTATACTTACTCCTGGCATTAGGATCTCCGCTTCTGCCTTCTGCGTTTACCGGCAAAAGTCTTTACATTTGTAGGCTTTCCTCCAACTCCTTGCTTTACTGCTCGCTTACGACGAATCGCAGACTTTCTCTGTGCAGGAGTCATTTTTGCAGCTTTTGCAGCCGGAACGCACTTGGGATACTTTTTCTTTCCCGCCTTCGTCCGACCGCATTTCTCAAAGCCGCCGCCTTTTTTGGGTCTTGATATATCAACCCAGTTTTCTCCAAACCATTTGGTTAAACTCACGGTTTACCTCTTACTTCCTCACTTTTTTCGCTTTCGCTTCGTGTGGGCTGAGTCCTTCATAAGTCTACCATTGGGCATATAATGATACCCTTTTGGAGCCTTTTTCCTACGACTAGTTTTCTTTTTCTTTCGATGGTAAGCCATTAACCTTTTCGTTGCTTCTTAAGAATTGCTGCTCTCAAAGCAGGTGGTAGCTTCTTCTGCTTGGCTGTTAAGCCTTTTTTCTTTTTACCGTTTTTCTTGGGCTTCTTGCCCATAGGCTTCTTTTTTCCATAGTGTGAAGGCATGCTATTTCTCCTTACATTTACAGTCTTTGCAAGTACAAGGGTTACAGTTGCATCCGCAATCGCATTTTTCCATGATATTATCCACTTCGGTATCTACCGCCTCGTTTTTTGTACTCTCGTACAAGCCACGCATTTGCATAAGCACTGGGATAAACTGCGAACTTTCGTTTTGCAGCAGTTTTTACTCTTGCGTACAGTGCTTTATTTGTAGGAGTTGATTTCCTTTTTGCAGTTGATTTTCTTCTTTTTCTAGCCATCGGACTATTATATAGAAGTTAGTACTAATTGTCAAGACCTATTTTTGTATGGTGAAAATAGAAACTGGTTCGCTTTTGCCTTTTACAGTTACCTCGCCTAACTTATCGTACTCATTTAAAACAGCCTGTTTCATGGTAGCTTCTGAGATAATTAAATCCGTGTTATAATCTTTACACTGTCCTTCTAAACGAGAAGCAAGATTAACAGCGTCGCCGATGACACTATAGTCGAAACGACTACTAGAACCCATATTACCGACAATACACGGTCCAGTATTGACTCCGATTCCCGTATTGATTTCAATGCCTCTTTCATGCTGTAAAACATTGTTTAACTCCTGTAGACCTCGACGCATTTCAAGTGCAGCTTGTACTGCTTTTTCTGCGTGTTTTTCTTCGTCGAGAGGTGCATTCCAAAATGCCATAATGCAGTCTCCCATATACTTATCAACTGTACCACCGTGTCGTAATATTATATCTGTTTGGTTTGTGAGAAAACGATTTATGAGTTCTACGAGTCCTTTTGGATTATCTTTGTATCCTTCTGAAATTGGTGTAAACCCTCGTATGTCACAGAAAAGAAAAGTCATGTCTCTACGCTCACCACCAAGTTTGAGTAAAGTTGGGTCTTTTTGTAGTTTGCGAACCATACGCGGATCCAAGTAGTGCTCAAACTGTTTCTTGATTTCTTGTCTCATCCTGAACTGAATAAGGAAGTTCATGAAGTTTGAGATAGCCCAGAGTGTGCACGCTCCAAAAATTATGAAGGAAGGGTCTAGTAGCAGACCATCTGAAAGAAACAAATGACGCGTAAGGATACCAGCTCCGAGTACGGTGGTTATGAGTGCGGGTATTGAAAAAAT